CCAGTATTCCGTCTGTCCTTGCCGGAGGTAGATGCGGTACAGCGTCGTCCCTCTCATCTCTCCGGGGAAGGCCGCAAACACCTCCTCCGTGACCAGTGGGGGAGTGGGAATTTCCCACCGCTTCCCTTCCCCGACATAGACGCAGTGATACCCCTTCTTCCCCCGGCAGAGAAAGTGGGAACCCTCATGCGTGTAGGTGATCAGGCACGCTTCCTTGGCGTCGGTATCTCGGGGTAACCGGGAGGCTATGTCTCTGAGCGTGGGCGGAAAACCGGAAGGGGGATTCCACAGCACGGGGAGTTCTTCCCCGCTGCACACCGCAGCACAGAGAACCAGCGCTAGCACTCGCACAACGACTATTGGGCGAGCCGTAACAAAATCGCACCCTGCGAGGCATTGGTCTTCTAGATCCCCCCAACCCCCGATCTAGGACGACCATGGCTGACGAAGAACTCCTCAACGACGCGCCAGTATCGGAGGCTCCCGAAGCCCCGGTGTCGGACGCTCCGCGCAGTGCGGATCACGGTGGGTTCACCACCCCCTACGAAGCCTTCAAGTCGCTTCCCGATTTTGCCGGCCAAGACGATCTGGCCATCGCCCGCAACCTGTATCAGGCATACAACGGGTACGGCGAGGCCCAGCGGCAGCTCCAGCAGTACCAAAACATCATTCCGCACGCCACGGAATACCTCCAGAACAAGCAGGCGTACGAGCAGTGGAAGGCCGCCCAGGCGCAGGCCCAGGCTCCGAAGCCGGCCGAGAAGCCGAAGTGGTGGAACCCGCCCTCGGTCGATGATTCCTACAAGTCCTGGATCATCCGCGACCCGTCCACCGGCAAGGAGATCATCGCTCCCGACGCTCCCTATGAGGCCAAGGTCGCCCTCCAGAAGTACCAGGCGTACACCGCCGACTTCGCCCGCAAGTTCGTCACCGACCCCGAGAACACGCTGAAGCCCTTCATTGAGGATGTGGCTCGGCAGAAGGCCGAAGAGCTTGTTCAGGCCCAGCTCGGGCAGTACACGGCGAAGAACTACGTTCAGTCCCTGGAACAGCAGAACTCCGACTGGTTGTACGACCAGGCCGGAAACGTGAGTCGGGAAGGCCAGGCCATCCAGGCGTACATCCAGCAGGCTTCCGAGATCGGGATTTCCAACCCCGAGGCCCGCTGGAAGTACGCCACTTCCATGCTCCAGCGTGACCTGCTGAACATGCGCTATCAGCAGTTGTCATCTGCACCGGCGCAGGGTTACGCCGAGCCGGCACCCGCGCCACCGGCACCCCCGGCTGACCCGGTGGCACAACAGAACATGCAGTTCCTTCGGGAGCGTGCAACCCGTACCCCGAATCGGAGTGCAGGAACCAGTGAGCCTCGGGCACCGCGCCAGAGGATGAGTTTTGAAGACCGGCTGAAAAGCCAGCTCGTAACTGATGGAGTCATCTGATGAGCAGCAGTGTTGATTGGGCTCGTAGTATTGCAACGACGATTGTCAATCATCTCCGCGAGGAGGAGATTTCGTCGTTGCGGAAGTATAAGTTTTTTGCCGCCTTGGAAGGTGCCGGTCAGATCCGGACCAACATGTCGGGGCGCGGTTTCGACTGGGAAATTCAGTATCGAAATCACAATCCGTCCGGCAACAACGGAGAGACTCCTCGCAACTTTGCCCGCGAGAATCTCTGGAAGAAGTTGGAGCTGGAGTACCGGGGGGCCCAGGTTACTGACGCTATTTACAAGCGTGAGATGCTGGAGAACCGCTCGGCCCAGGCACTTGTAAACGTCGCAGGTAAGATGGCTTCCCGCCTTCTCACTTCGATGGAGCAGTACCTGGCCAAGGAGTGGGTTCAGGACGGTTATGCCACTGGCAACGAGCTTCGTTTCCACGGCATTGAGTCGTTCATGAACGCGACCCAGACGATTGACTCCACGGTCACTGGGGCCTCGCCGCGGTCGGCCAATGCGGCGGATCCGTTCTTCTACCCCAACGACACCTACGCCGGTCTTTCGACCGTCCTGGGTGCGTACGGTGGCAGTGCGACTCCGGTGGGCTTCTGGCCCAACGGCGTCAGCGATCCTGAGTTTGACTTCTACTCGCCTGTGATTGTGAATGCGGACTCGTCCTACTTCGGTGCCAGCACCTGGAAGGACAACTGCGTGAAGGCTGTCCGCGAGGCGCTTCACCAAACCCGTCGCAACGATACGAAGGAAGATCAGGTGGACATGGTCCTGCTTGACCGCAGGCTGTTCATCGACTTCCTCAACACGTTGGACGCCAAGGAGCGGGTGATCGTCAGCCGGCAGAACGGTCTGCGAAGCTACGGCTTCACGGATGTGTTTGAGCTGGACGGCGTTGAGGTGTCGGCGGAGAACTCGGTTCCGGCTAACACGGGCTACGGCCTGGCGGTCGGCAACATTGAGTTGCTCTGCATGGAGTCCCAGCTCATGGTGAGCGAGGGACCGTTTTACGACGAGCTGACGCAACAGTTCAGGTACGTGGTGTCCACGCTCGGCAACTTGAAGTTCAAGTCGCCGCGCAACTTCTTTAAGCTCATTGTCTGATCCAGGAGAACATCGAAGATGAGTCTGTATGTTGATCCGCCGTTCGCTCTTGGTCAGACGCTGGGCGTCTCGTCCGCCGCTGACGGTGGTGGTTGGGTCGGTGCGGTGAAGGTGTTTCCGGACGTTGACCCCAAGACGGGCAAGATCCGGAGCAATCGCCTGAAGACCTGCATCGCTGTTCGCAACAGTTCCGGCGTTGCCTTGGCCCCCAAGCGGGCTGTGGCGTTTGCGGCCGGCAGCTACTCGGCCGTCAGCGGTTACACCCGCTTGACGAACGATGCGGTTGCGGGTGTGGTCGATGAGTTCCTGCCCACCGCTGGTGTGGCGGCGAACGATGTGTTCTGGGTGACGGTCGCTGGTCCGACTGAGCTGCTCGTCAGCCAGACGGTGGCGGTGGGTGACATTGTGGCCGCGGCCACTGCTCATACCACCAACTCCACGGACTCGGCCGGCACGGGCGGCCTCGGCGCCACGGTCAGCGTGACCGTCGCCCCGCAGGTCGGCCGGCTCGGTCGGGTGGTGTCGGGTACGACCAACAACGTCAGCATCGTCGCCAACGTCGTCCAGATTTGAGGTGAGCAATGGGTTTTCGGGCCAAGTTGATTGTCGGTCTGGCTGACGAGGAGATCGGCGGCCGGGTGGCGGATGTCCTTCAGCATGCGACTGGCACTGCCAGCGCGCTGACTGTGGGCGCGACCACCACCCGGATCGGCGTGACGGGCGGTACGGTGGGCTTTCTGGGGGCGGCTGGGGCGGTGAGGCAGCAATGCACCACCAGCACTGTCACGGCCCTGCACGCCTGCCTGGCGAGCGTAGGACTGGTGAATAGCACCATAGGTTGATTCATCCCCTTCGGGGGTTCGGGGGGCAGCCGGCAGGGGGGCAACCTCCGCCGGCTGTTTCCATATATGGATGAACTTCTTTACTCGCTCATGAACGATCAGGCGGCGATCCAGAACCTGGACTTCCTTCGGCAGTTGATTGCCGAATCACGCGCTGATCAGCCCTACGAAGACATGGAGCGTCTGCGGATGCTCCAGTACCAGGGGGCACCCATGACTACGGAACCGCAGGAGGATCGATGATTTCCCCAAACGGCATGGACCTGAATGCGTGGAAGCCGAAGCCCCGCAGCCAGGCAGGCAGGACTCGCAACGCCGGGGGCATCACCGGCCCCTACGATGGCACTAGGCGAGCCGCCGGCGGGGCCATCGTTCAGGGCACCAACCCTGGCCGGGCCCAGTCTCAGCAGAGCCCCTACGCCAACTCCACGGCATACGGGCAGCCCGTGAGCAACACGCCCAACGTCCAGGGCGGGCAGATGCACTCCTTCTACAGCCAGCCCGCAGGCCAGGGCCGTCCCGCAACGCCAGCCGGGCCGAGCGCTACGAATAGCCCCGCACCGTACCAAGCCTACAGCCCTGCTACCCAGCAGGCCCAGGCGCCCAGCCAGCCTGCACAGGCCCCCGCCTTCCAGCAGCAGATGCCCTCCTTCCAGTTCGCTGGCGGCACGGACTGGATGGGCAACCAGTACACCGACCCCAACGCCATGATGGCCCAGACAGGAGCTATGGCGCAGGCGTTGAACCAGCAACGCCAGGGCATGATGGGCCAGGGGCAGTTCGGATCCCTGAACCCACAGATGGCCTACAACCAGGGCATGGAGATGCTCCAGCAGGGCTGGCAGAATCCGTTTGCCCAGCAGCCCCAAGACCCGGGCGGCAACATCCGCGACCTGATTCAAAGGCCGCAGCCTCATGGGCGGTACGGGCTCGGGCTTGCAGAGGGTGCGATTGTTCCCCGGGACATGCTGGACGCGGACAGCGACGGAGTAGTGGACTACTACCAGTCTGGCCCCGGCATGCCGGACGTACGGATGGCCGGCGGGAAGCCAGAGGTTCCAGACGCACGCGGCGGGTTTACCTACCCCGGCCAGGCCCAGCCCGCCCAAGACCCCTACGGCTCGTCCACTCCGTACATGCCGGTCGCCCGCCCCAGCAATCGCCCGCCGACTGCCGAGCAGTTCCGCCAGCAGCAGACGGAGATCAAGCAGAAGGAGGCCGTGAACGACCTGTACCGCCGTGCCAACCTCCAGCCTGGAGCGTCCACGGACGAGCTGATGCTGGGGCTGATTAACAACAGCCAAGGCGGGACGCTGGTCCGGCCGGAAGCACTGGCTGGCCTGCCTGCGGATATCCGTGGGGCAGTGTCTCAGTACCAGGATCTGGCTGGCCTGGCCCAGAGCCTGAGTCGCCCGAATACCCAAGCTGCGTGGCAACGCCAGCAGGACGTAAACGCCGCCGTGACGCAGCTCAAGGGCCGCATTACCGAGCGAGCCCAAGCCTCCCAGGCCCTTCAGCGGGACTATGGAATGTCGCCGGCCGACGCCGCCGCCTGGGTGAACCGTGAAATGCCCATGCCTGACCAGGCCGCCACCATGCAGGGGCTGCAACAAAAGCAGGGTGTGTATGAGGAGCAGGAACGTGCTGCCGCCCGGGCCAAGCTGGAGAAGGAGTGGGCTGTTACCCCCAAGGGGCCGTCAGCCACCGACCAGTGGAACCAGATTAGGGCGACGACGAACACGCAGACCAAGCCCTTGTCCCCGGCGCACCAGCGGGTCTACGAGGCCATGGTAGCCGAGCAGTGGAAGTCCCGCGGCCGAGACGACTCATGGGCGGCGAGCGGAAGCCCGCTGGCGAACATGGCCCGCGCCGGCAACGCCAAGACCGGCCAGGGAATCACTGGCATGGAGCCCCGGAAGCGGTAGCACTAACCGGCGGCTTGGTGTATACTTGTCCACTCTGTCTTCCCTCCCCCCAGGACGACCACAGTGCAACAGAAGTTCAACGTCGGAATCGTTACGTTTAGCTACGGTGGCAACGGCGGCATCTCCTCTGAGGTGCCGGACATCCGGGAGTGGATGACTCCCCTTGTCGTTGATCTCTCCCGGGATCCGCGGGTGGAGAACATCCGCATCTGGAACCTGGCCGACACGCCCATCACCATGACCAGAAACCGGGCTGTCCTCCAGGCCCGGCAGCACGGCGTGGATGTTTTGGTGATGGTCGATTCGGACATGAAGCCGGACCTGAACAACGGCCAGCCGGACGCCAAGCCCTTCTTCCAGTCGTCGTTTGACTTCTTGGTCAACCACTATCCCAAGGGGCCGTGTGTGATCGGGGCTCCGTACTGTGGCCCGCCCCCGGTGGAGTGCGTGTACGTGTTTCGCTGGAACAACCTGGCCAGCGAGAACCCCAACCCAGACTTCCAGTTGGAGATGTACGACCGCCACACGGCGATCAAGCTGGCGGGCATCCAGGAATGCGCGGCCTTGCCGACCGGGCTGATCATGTACGACATGCGGGCCTTTGACCTCACTGAGCCGAAGACGACGGACGACAAGCCCTGGTTTTACTACGAGTGGAAGGACCACTTCTGCGCTGACAAGGCAAGCACTGAAGACGTAACCATGACCAGGGACTTGTCCATGATCGGCACGCAGAGGCTGGGCTACAACCCGGTCTACTGCAACTGGGATGCTTGGGCGGGTCATTGGAAGCCCAAGTGCGTCGGCAAGCCCCAGGTCATTACAGCCGAGGGCGTGTCTAAGAAGATGAAGGACTGCTGGGAAGCCAACGTCCAAAGTGGCGTGAAGCTGGTGGACTTTCAGTCTCCGGTGGCGATTCGGATCCCGGAGAAGCGTGTGTTCGATGGAATGGGAATGGAACTGCCCGAGAAGGATGTCGCAGCCCTGGAAGAGTTGGTGAAGGATTTCACCACTAAGCACGGCCGCCCGCCGCATGTCTGCGAGGTTGGGTCTTGGGCGGGTCGTAGTGCGATCATCATGGCCCAGGCCGGCGCCAAGGTGACCTGCATCGATACGTGGGAGGGCTCCAAGAACGACGGCGGCTGCAAGGCGTACGACGGTTCCAGGGGGAAGCCCTTGGAGGTGTTCCTGCGCAACACGGCTGGTTACTCAATCGACCATGTGGTCGGCCGATCTCCGGACATTGCCGCCACGTTCCCGGATGGCAAGTTCGACATCGTCTACTTGGACGCCGAGCATGACGAGGCTTCCGTGGAGGCTGACATCCGGGGCTGGCGGAGCAAGGCCAAATACTTCTTGGCGGGACATGACTACTTCGTTTTCCACGGCGTGGAGGCGGCCGTGCGGGGCAGCGGCTTGAAGCCCGTGGTGACTGGAAGCGTCTGGGTGGCGAGTGTCGGAAGCTGAGAAGGTCTGCATAGCGTGCGGCCTAGCGTGGCCCGCGACAACCGCCTACTACCACAAGTCCAAGGATGGCTTCCACGCCCGCTGCCGGAAGTGCCGGAACAAGAAGATCCGCACTGACCGCAAGGGCAAGCGGAACAGCAAGTTGGAAGAGATCGAAAAGGGGGCCGTCAAAAACTTTGTGGCGGCGGCCAGGATTGGCGGGGCGAACATCCCCCACTCCTCGGAACTCCTGGAAGTACTCATGGAGTATTTCGGGGGCGTCCGGGGGTTTGCCAATCTGTACATGAAGCAGTTCTACGATGCGCCTGTAGGTGGGGCTTTCAGGACGAAGATGCTGGACAGCGTGGTCCGCTTGGTGACGACGAACACCGCCATGGGTGGAGCCAAGAAGCCCTTGGAGCTGATGACTGAGGAAGAGCTGGAAGCCGAGCTTCGGCGGCAGGTGATCGAAGCAGCGATGACGATGAAACACTTTGAGGTGGTGGATGAAGTGCGAGGATTGCCGTTGGTGGATTCCAGTGGCGGAGGAGATGCACGGGGAGTGTCGCCGGTATCCGCCGACGCTCATCGGGCAGAGAGCTTGGGACCGATTCCCCGAGACGATGCCCACTGATTTCTGTGGCGAATATGAAGAAACACCCCCGCCAAATTCCGCCCCCACCGACTCCTGAAGGTCCGCTGGGGAACGTCACCCAGCATCAGCTAGGGCAGCTCAAGGATGTCCAGACCGCCCTCACGGAGCGGCGGCTAGAGTCGCTCCGGCTGTATGAACCCATGCCGCACCAGGATGAGTTCCACAAGTGCCTGGCCTCGGAGCGGATTGTTCTGGGTGGTAACCGAGGCGGGAAAACTCTGGCCGTGGCGGTGGAAGCGGCCCGCGCAGCTACGGGGCAGGATCCATACGGCAAGTACCCCAAAGAAGGCGGCAACCTCGCAATCATCGGCCGGAACTGGCCCCACATTGGCTTGGTGATTTATCCGATTCTCCTCAAAGCCGGGGCGTTTCGGATCATCAAGGATGAGAAAACGGGCCAGTGGAGATCCATCCGCCCGGGTGATGACAAGAGCAAGAGCAAGCCCGCTCCCCCGCTGATCCCGCCGCGGCTGGTGAAGGATGTCTCCTGGGTGCTGAAGAACGCCGGCTACCTCAACAAGCTGGAGCTGACGAACGGCTGGACGATCTGGTGTTTCTCCTCAGAAGGAGAGCCCCCCCAAGGCTACCAGGCCGACCTAATTTGGATTGACGAGGACGTTACAAACGAAGCGTTCGTCGGTGAATCTCAGGCGCGTTTGGCAGACCGCAAGGGTCGCTTCGTCTGGTCTGCCATGCCCTGGTCCCGGAACGATGCGCTCCTTGGCCTGTGCGAACGTGCCGACCGAGCGGTGGAGGAGGGGCAAGAGAATCCAATCATCAAGAAGTTCACGTTCAGATTTTTGGACAACGACTTTATTGATTCTGAGGAAAAGCGAAAGAACATCGAACGCTGGTCCGCTCTGGGCGCCGACGAAGTCCGGATGCGTGCCGAGGGTGAGTTCACCACCGAATCCACGCTCATGTACCCGACGTTCAACCGCAGCGTGCATATCCTGCCGCGGGCGGAGTTGAAGGATGGGGTCATTCCGCCTGACTGGACGCGGTATGTGGCGATTGACCCTGGCCATGCGGTGATGGCAACGCTATTCGCCGCAGTCCCGCCGCATGAGCGATTCCTGGTTGTGTATGACGAACTGTACATCCGGAACTGCAACGCGCTGATCTGGGGCGAGCAGTTTGGGGTGAAGGTTCTGAGTCAGCACATTCACGCGGCGATCATGGACATGCACGGTGGTTTGCTCCGTGATCTTGGTTCAGGACGATTGCCGCATGAGCTGTACTCCGAAGAGCTGAAGAAGCGGAAGATTCGCTTCACCATCGGCGGGCATGGGTTTATCCCGGGCTCCGATGACATCCCGGCCAGAACGTCCATCGTTCGTCAACTGCTCCATATCCAGGGCGACGGGACGACCAGGCTCAAGATCCTGGAGGGTTCCTGCCCCAACCTGATTCGGGAACTGAAGCGGTATCGCAAGAAGACGACGACGGTCAACGGGCAGGTCTTTGTGACCGACCAGCCGCAGACCCGCGGCGAGGTTCACGCCTGCCAGTCGCTTGAGTACCTCTGCGCCTACGAACCCAAATACCACGCACCCCCACGGACTTACGGTCCCGATCCTTGGTGGGTGAAGTGGCTGTCGGAGCGCAAGCGCCGCCAGCGGGAGTCCACCGACCCCCACGTAATCCTCGGGCCCAGCAGGAGATTGCCGTGAGTTCCTTTGACATGCCCAAGGCTGAGTTGGGCGACATTGTGCTGTTCTACGCCCATGAAGGGGCCACCCCGGTCCCGGCGTTTGTGTCGGTCCTGGCCTCCCGCACCCTCACCCTCTGGGCGATTGCGGGCGAACTGGGCGGCGTGGTGAAGCCCTCGGTCCACCACCTGACCGATCCGGGAGTGAACGAGTTCCCGGATTGGAAGCGGTACGGCTACTGGGAACACAAGCCCAAGGATCCGACGATCTCCATTCTGAGCGAGAAAGTCAGCCTCCTGGACAAGAAGGTGGCCGCCACAGCCCCGAAAAAGGCTTAACCGGACACTAGTCGGTAGGAGAACCAGAATGCCAGAAGTGTCCTTTGACGTTGCCGAGGCCAACCGACTCCACAACGACGAGGGCCTGTCGCTGAATAAGATCGTCCGCATGGACGGCATGCCGAAGAGCGTAAACACCCTGTCGCGGCATCTGCGGCAGGGTGGCTATGCCGTTCGGGACAGACGCCGGGCCATGGACGCCTTGGACGAACAGCAGCTTCGGCATCTGTACATAGGGCTCGGAAAGAGCAGCTACGAGATCGCGGATATGTACGGGGTGACTCGTTCGCCAGTGAGTCGCCGCCTCAGCAAGCTCGGAATTTCTCGCCCGCCAGGCTGGCGTCTGGCGGGCGAGAACAATCCGATCTGGAAGGGCGGAAGGACATCTACTGCGGGCGGGTACATCTATCTGCTTCGCCGCAACCATCCTATGTCTGGGAAAAACGGCTACGTTCTGGAGCATCGCCTGGTAATGGCGGAAAAGCTTGGCCGAATGCTTGGCGATGACGAGCATGTGCATCACATCAACGGCGTTAAGGACGACAATCGGCCAGAGAATCTGGCGGTGGTTTCTGGGTCGGACCACAAGCTACTGCACGTTGATGTGATGCGCGAGTTGCGTTCGCTACGAGAGCGGGTCAGGGAGCTTGAGGGACTGGTGGGCGACGAGAGGCAGGCTGCGGGATGAGCCAGGAAAATCCGATAAAGCCACTGGTGGCGCGCTGGCTGAGCTGTTTGAAGCAGGCGCAGAAGTATAAATCTGCGTTTCAGGCCGATGCAGACGAAGCCATGGGGTTCTTTGCCGGCGACCCCGATTTCATGTGGAAGGACTCCTACTCCCGCGGAGAGCGTGGGTACAACAAGGGCATCGATCCGCCGCCGTTCCGGATGATGGTCAACCGCGTTTGGGAGGCCGTCCGTTTGTTTACGGCAGTCATCCATCACCGCAATCCGACCAGGACGGTGACCCCCAAGGACTACCCGGTCATCGGGCCGCAGCTCTTGGGTATCTTTCCCCAGCCTCCGGTCCCGCAGATGGGGCCTGACGGCCAGCCTGTCATGGGTCCGGATGGCCAGCCGGTGATGATGCCCGACCCGGGGATGATGCAGTACCAGCAGATGTTCCAGCAGCAGCAGATGATGCTGGAGCGGCGGAAGGTCATTGCCAAGCTCCTGGAAGATTATCTCAACTACACCCCCAATGAACTGAACCTCAAGCACCACTCTCGCAAAGTGGTGGAGGAAGCGTTCATCAAAGGCGCGGGAGTGTGGTGGCATGAGCTGTACACCCCTCCCGGCGGGCAGACGCGGATGGCCGGGTCGTTCTACGACACCATCGACAATCTGGTCTGGGATCCGGATGCGGATGAGTTTGAGGACATCCGCTGGGCGGCCAGGCGGAGAATCCAGCCCATCGATGAAGTGGCCGCCAAGTTCGGCTTGTCCCGGGAAGACCTGAAGGGTTCGGTCGAATCCTATTCTCGCCAGGCTGACTCCACCGAGCGTGGCTATCAGCATGAGAAGAAGACCGGCAAGACGAACGACCTGATCGTCTACTGGGAGATTTACTCCAAGACGGGATTCGGAGACAGGCTCAAGGACGCCGACCAAGACTTGCGAGGAAAGTTCGATGCCCTTGGTCCGAATTGCTACATAGTTGTGGCGGAGGGTGTTGATTTTCCACTGAACATCCCTCCGGCTATGTTGCAAGAGGAAGTGGACGAGACGGGGATTCCGCAAGCGCTGTTCATGGCGGCCCAGTGGCCCATCCCCTTCTGGGCAGAGCCAAGCGGCTGGCCGTTCACCCCCTTGGCGTGGCATGGCAAGCCCGGGTATTCCTGGCCGATCTCCCTGATTCGTCCGGGAATTGGAGAGTTGCGATTCATCAACTGGGCGATGTCGTTCTTGGCGACCCGGATTGCGACCTCCAGCCAGACGCTGATTGGTGTTGCCAAGCATGCCGACCCGGACCTCAAGGCCAAGATCCTGGAGAAGGACGAGGGCGGGTTCAAGATCGTAGAGATCTCGGAAGCTATCGGCCGGTCGGTCAATGATGTGATCTCGGTCTTCCAGATGCCGGGGGTCACC